CAATTTTGAAGTTAACTTATCGTAACTAGGAGTTGCTATTTTTATTATTTCTTTTTTAGGTTCTTCTTTTTTATTAGAAACATCTTTTACTTGTGGATTCAAAATCTTATTGTTTATAAACTTATCTTTATCATTTTTAAGATTAATGATAGGAGAAATAGTGGGGATATCCTCTTTTTTAGATTCAAGAATTTTATTTTTATCTGTTTCTATATTTACTTCTGGAGAAAAATTAGTAGTAGAAGCTATAGGAGCTTTAAATCCTAGATTTTCAAATGATTTTTCATATTCAGATTTTGGCTTTTTAGGTATAGAAGAATTTAATGAATTGATTCTTTTATTTATTATTAAACTTTCTCTTTGCTCTAAATCTTCAGGAGTTAATCCAAGGGCACTTAATCCTATATTATTATTTTTAAGTTTATTCAATTGTGACTCGTCTAAAGATAAAACTATCTGATTTTTTTCGATTTCGATTTGCTTTTGATAATCTTCAGATTTCCAACCTCTCATTTTACTTTCTCTTTCAACGTCTAATCTAGCTTGTTTATCTGCTTCTTCTCTAGAATATCCTTGCTTCATATATTTGTTTGTGTAACTAGAAACTTGAAATCCTTCAGCAGCACTTTTTGATAATCCAGTCTTATTATCAATCCATCTTCCAAGTTTCCAACCTCCAAATGCTCCAACAACTGGTAATCCTGCACCAGCAAATATTGATTCTGCCATTGCTGCTACTTTTAGTGCAGCAAAACCTTGTATAGCTTCAGATAAAAAATTAAAAATTTTATTAAAATAAGCCTCAACGTTCTGAGTATCAAAAGTTCCTTTAGAATTTAGTTCTTTCATTTTTTCAGTAAATTTATTTATAAAATCTACTGCAGTTGGAGCTAATCCCTCTCCAATTGACAATTTTAAATCATCAACAGCACTTCTAAATTCAGCTATTTTATTTTTTGTTGTGTCTGACATTTCTTTTGCCATTTTATCTGTTGCTCCGTTAGCATTTTTTATGGCATTTTCTGTTTTTTCCATATCTTCTTTAGTAGTTCCTAATAGAACTGAAAAAACTCTCATTCCTTCTGTTCCAGCAATAGTGGTTAAGAAATAGTTTCTTTCTTCTTCCGTCATTCTTGCTAGTTTAGGTCTCATTTCATCTATAATTTTTCTTAATCCTTTAAACTTTCCTTTATTGTCATATAATGATATTCCAACTTTTTTCATAGCTTTCTCCATATCAGGAGTAGCTTTTGCAAGTCTTGTATAAACACCCCCTAGTAATCTTCCAGCTTGTCCTCCTTTTATGCTGTTATTTGCTAAAGTTCCTAAAATTATATTTACTTCTTCCATACTTTCAAAACTTCTTGAAGTGGATGCAACATATTTATAAGCTTCCCCTAGCCCTGCTATACTTGTATTTGTATTGTTAGCTGTTGCAGCCATAACATCCATAAAGTGGTCTGCATCTTGTAATTTTAATCCAAATGCAGTTAAGTTATCTGTAAGAATATCTGATGTACTAGCTAAATCTTCTCCAGATGCAATAGATAGCTTTAAAAGTTTTGGTGTCATTTCCAGTACTTCATTTGTTTTCATACCAGCCATAGCTTGATACATTTGAGCTTGTGCTACTTCTTGTGCAGTAAATCTTGTACTTCTTCCAAGTTCTCTTGTTTGAGCCATTAACATATTTTCTTCAGCTGCTGTTGCTCCCATAATAGCTTTATTTCTTCTGACTTGATCCTCTAAATCAGCAAAAGCTGTTAAAGAGCTTCCAGCTATAGCACCTAATCCAACTAATCCTCCTGCGGCAACAGCTCCAAATTTATTCAATCCAGAATTAACTTTTTCCCAATTCATAGATTTAGCTTTTTGATAAAGTCCAGCAAGTCCTTTTTCTGCTTTATTAATTACAGCTGTAAATTTATCTTTAAGTTCCAATCTAGCACTTAGTACATGTTCCAAATTTTCACCTCCAAATAAAAAAGAGCAGTTTAAAACTGCTCTTAATTTGATTTAATATTTATTATTTTATTTTCTTTGGATTGCCTCTCTAACAGTCCAACATTGAATTGTATCTCCAACCAATCTAATTTTTACCACACTAGCAAAATCAGCAGTATCTACTAATTCCACTTCTAATCCTGGTTTTAAATATCCCCCATCGCCGCTATTTATCAATTGATTCATATATTTTTTTAAAGCAGGCATATCCTTTGAATTAATATACATAAAGATATCATCCAATTGTTCTTTGGTTCTCGTATAAGGAAATGTACCATTCTTAGTAACATATCTTGTAGCACCAAAAGTAATAGCAGAAATAAAAATAAATAACATAAATAAAAACTTTTTCATAAAACTTCCCTCCTAAAACGAATTTAATATTTTATATTATATCATTCTTCTTTTAAAAGGTACATATAAAATAAATCTTTTTCTGAAAGTTTTCTGAGTTCTTCTAATGTATGTCCTCTATTCAAGTAATGAGCGACTGTACTTAATTTCCAGTCGCTCTCTATTAGTTTTTTGTTTCTTCAACAATACTAACTAAATCTTTTTCTCCATATCCAGAAGCTACTAAGATTAAATCCGCTAATCTGTAAATAGTTGGGTCTTTTAAAACTTTGCTCACAACAGAAACAGGATTACTCTTACAACCTAGCTTTTCTATTAATCTATCATCTCTAAAAATAGAACAAGAGTTATAAATTACTTCTAAATCCTTATCTTTTTCTTTAGATAAGATTAAATCTAAGTAATCTTCTTTGTTTAAAAGCTCACATTCTAAATCTCCATCTAATTCTTTTACATGAATTTTTATTTTTTCTCTTTTATCACTATTTATTTTTTTACTATTTTCAAGTAGCATTTCAGCTGTAATTAACATTTAATCCTCCTATTTTATATCATTTTCATAAGCTAAGTCTTCAGGAGTAAATCCAAATGGATACTCTTCTTCTATAACTTCTCCTCTAGCAATATTGATTAAATCTATTGAATTAAACCATACATTATCTAAAGATATTCTTTCTTCTTGCTTTCCAGGTGTATCAGGATCTGCTAAGTTAGTAACTATCCTAACTCTTGGATCATGTCCTTTTACTAATTTATCAGCTATTTTCTTACCTCTTGAATATACTTTTCCAAGAGTAATACTTCCTTCTCCCTTTAAAGCTACAATTTTACTATCCACAGATAGCCCTAACTGTACATCTTTTCTATCTGGAGTAACTTTAGCATTAACCTTAGAAAATTCTGCTATTTTTTCATTATCTATCCAAAGAGTACCATGAGCTCCAGCAATAGTATGATAACCTCTTATATTTGTATCTGCCATTATAACCTCCTATCACATCTTTATAACCAAGCTAAGATTTGCCATAGTATCTGCAAATCTGACATCTCCAGTTAAAAATACATCATCTCCACTAGGGTATTTTAAGATTTCCATTTCTGTCATTTCCTCTGGGTCTTTTCCATCTAAAACAATTAATCTTTTTTGTGCTTCTAAGTCTATTTCAATCTTATTATCATAGTCTCCAGATAAAACATTTGGAGCCATTTCTTTAAAATATACTTTTGTAACATTAGAACAGAAATTCATTTTATTATTGTAGTCATTTATGTAAATTCCTAGCCAATAATTTTTAAATGTATCTCTTATATCATCAGTTATAAAGCACATTCCCTCAACTATTTTGATTTTTCTTGTATCTTTTTTCCAAGTGCTATCAAAAGTAGTTTTTGAGTTTACTCCATAATTAACTCTGACTTTTTCATCATCATTGTATAGAGAGAATTTACCAAGTTTTGGCTCAAAGTAATCTACTTCTTTTAAATCTGACATAACAAAGTTATCTGCGGATCTATTCAAAGGCATTCCTGCTATAAGCCCAGCTATTGCTGCAGTATATTCTTGAGCTGTAAAATCTCCATAAATAGACTTATAAGTTCCCGTATTTCCAAGCTCCACTATTGCAACATGATCTGTATTATTAGCAAAGCTAGATACATATTTGACAGTCTTTCCTATTGCTCCATCATTTCCAAATACTTGTTTTGTCCAAGTTACAAGTTTTTGGTCATCTGCTTCTTCTGCTGCAGGATATGCTAACCAATGCATTTTTCTTTCTTTAAATTCACCTAGAACATCATCTAAGTTCTCTCCAGTTTGTAACACTCTTATTAATACTTTCTTAGCTCCATAGTGCATTGCTAATTTAATGTATTTAACATTTTTAGCTTCCCATTCATCATCTTTTAAATCAGCTATTGTTTTTAGAATATTCCATTTTATAGTTTTCTTAGTATCTTTTAATATTAAGCAAACTATACCTCTCTCACTTCTTTGAATAGCAGTTGTTGCAAGAGTTTTAATTCCCATTAATTGCTACCTCCTTCTTTAAATCTCAATTCTAAATCTTTCATAAGTTCATAATCATAAGGTTTTCCATATAAATCGTATAGACTCAAAGTAAATACATAATGCCCAACTCTGTCTACAATTTTTATATCTGTATTTCTTAAAGTTAGGAATCTATCTAGTACATGCAAAACCTTTTTCCCTTCTATTTCAAATGCATCATCTAAGTTTTCTAAGTTTTCTAATATCTCAGCATTAGTAAGCTTTCCATTAGTCTTTGGAAAATAAATAACATCAATATCTATTGTTTTTAATTCTCTATACTCAGAATTAAATTCTTTTTTATAGCTAATTAAATCTATATAAAAACAAGGTTTTTTGACATTATCTATATCCTCACTGTATGGGTTTACCTTTAGTTTTTCAGAAATAATCTTATTTAACGCATTCCTTATATCCATCCATTTCATTTTTTTATCAATCCTCCATAAAAATTTTTTAAATCTTTATAGAATTTAATTTGCCTCATAGCCACTGCTGTTCTAAGCATAAATCTACCTTTAACAAATTTTGTTTTGCTTCTTCCTACTCTATGACCATACTCAACATGTGCTGCATAGTCAGTCATGTTAAACACAATTTGAGAAAACCTCTTACCAGTTAATCTTTTTCCATTCTCTCTATGCCAAGCATTTTTTAAAGTTCCAGTGTCAACAGGTGTTAAATCCTTAACATCTGTCTTTAAATCTTCTGCTTGTAACATTAAAAATCTTTCAGTAGATTTTGGGGCTTCCGTTTTTATTTCATCAAGAATTTTGTCAAACTCTTTAAACCCTTTAAGTTTCATAATCTACCTCATTTTCAGAAACTTCTGTCAAGACTATTTCTTTGTGTTTTATGATGTTATAAGCTAAAGGTTTAGAAGCTTTGAAAATATAAAGTTCTCCATCTGCTTTTCTTGTGATTTTCAACAAATCATTTTGTTTAATATCTACATTTAAGCCTACAAATAGTTTATATTCTTGACCACTACTGTTAACCATTCCTGGTGTAACACTTCTCAACCATTTCTGTGAAAGTCTGCAGGGGATATCTTTTAATATTTCTCTTTGTTCTTCAAAAGCTCCTCCATATTCATCTACAACTACAACAGATCTAATAACTGTAACTTTATCAGTATGCAACTTATCTAATATACTCATACAGTCCCAACCTTTCTAAACCTAAATAATTGGCTTTTTAAAGATAGAAACATTTCATCAGTTGTGTTATTAGATGTGTTATATTCTATTGTCGTATCTCCTTCAGTAACTTTAGAAATATTACCTTGTAAGTTCGTTTCTTCAATGGTCGTTAATGCTAAATGCTCAGCAAATGGCTCTATGAGTTCAACTGGAAAATCATCTCTATTCATAAAATTTAGAGATTTTTTAACTAAAATAATTACTTGAATTTTCAATCTAGCTTCGTTGCTAATATCTGTTAATTCTTTCACTTTTTCAATTATTTTATTGTAAATTTCTTCCATATTTCACCTCTAAAAATAATTTAATAATTAAAATATTTGTATATTTTTTATAATTAAAAAATACATTAGTATTTGTTAATAATATAAAATTTATTTTATATTAAC